AGATGAATTACAATATAACCCAAACCATGCTGCCCCAGCACCAACTACAACAGATACTAGACCTGCTTGTGCGTTGTTAGGTTCTGCTAATGCCATAAACCATTCAGTCACTCTCCAAAACATTATAATGTATACCGTAATGAATACTCTTGGGAATACTCTTAATTTATCAAACCAATAAGGGAATGCTTCCCATACACTTATTTTACCATCGTTATTAAAATCCATATATTTATCCTTTTTGTTTTCTTCTCATTTCTTTTTCATTTTCTTCTTTAATATAAGTGATTAACATATCAACATATATTTCCCTTTCCCAAGGTAGCATATTCTCTAAATCAGAAAGAGAATAGTTATGATGTTGCATTAAAGAAAAATTAGTACTATAATAATTCTCTAAACTATCATGTGAAAGGGCTACTCGAAAAAATCGTTTAGTCCAGTAAGTACTATATCACTCTCTTTTTTAGTCTTCGGATTTTTAACTTTAATAGTATGCTTTAATTTAGGCATAGTATCAAAAAACTTTTGAACTTCTTTAAACTGTTTTGAGTTTAACTGTTCAATAAAATCCGTTAACTCTTTTTTAGTTTGATCTTTAGGATCAAATACTTTTTTACCATTGTCTTCATAGATTTGTAAAATACAAGTACCTATAACCTCTAACATATTAGTAGCACTAATATTTTGTATGCCACTTTCTCTAAATGAATCAATAGTAGGATATTTCATAATTATACCCACACCATTATCTAATTCAATCTTGTTAGTATGTTCTTCATCAACTTGTACTTTTACCTCGTTTAAATCTACTTCGCAATCAGCATAAGTCTTACCATCATCTGGACATAATAGTTTCAATTTAGAAACCTCACCCACAGATTTTGATCTTATTTGTAAAAAAACGTATTCAACATCAAACATAGGCATAGTGCTTATGTCAATTTTACTGAAAGTACACTCTCTCACAATCTCTTTTACTGCTTGAACAATATCAGCATTCTTTTTGCTTTCCATTGCCATCATCAGTATTTTTTCTTCTTTGACCAAGAACGGACGATACTTTATTTTCTCATCTGTTGATGGTATTTCCAACTCATATGTTGGAGTTGTCAGTTTAGGTAGTGCCATAATCTATTCTCCTTATTATATAGTTATTATGTAAAGTTATTATTTATTAAGTAAATGGTGGGAATATTTTCCCATTTAATATTCTTCCTATTGGGTTTCCAACCACTCTTGCTTGATTGAATATTTCCCTACCTGTTCTTCGTACATCAGGTGGTAACATACCTAATAGTCCTAGATTTCTTGCTTTAACTTCTGCTTGTCTTTGTCTTACTGTACCAAATGCTATTTCACTATTCATTTTATCTCCATCTGGATTTGTAGTCATATTGTACCATTGTTTGTATGCAAATCCAACTTGAACTCTTACAATCTCATTTGTCTTTCCATATCCATATTCTATAGCTGCAATAGTTTTAGGATAAACTTCGATTGCTTCAATACCATAACTAGGTCTATCTCTATCTGCTACGTTATCATCACCTATTTGATATATATGCATTTTACCGATATAGCTATTGTAATAGTTTGCTTTATGAGTTACAGGACTAACAGCCATTTTCTGCCATGCTTCAAAAAAATGTCTTTCTCTTAAATATTTATCTGCATAAAATGTTGCTTGTATTTCACCTTCGTAATTATGACCTACAACTTGATCTCTTGCTGGTTCCGATCCTCTTTGTACAGATTGAGCATCCAATGTCACACCTGGCATAGATACGTTTTCACAATGTATGTTTACTTGTCTTCCATATGACTGCACTAAATCATTCATGTATTTAGGAGGCAATGTATCGGAATGAGGGTTTGCTTGATTTTGAGTAGCATCCGAAGATAGTAAAACTTGTCCTTCTTTAGCAATAGAATTATTTTGTTGTGTTACTAAATCACTTAATCTTGCAGGTGGAAATACTCTTACAGCAAATCTTGCTGGTCTAGCATAACCTTCAGAAGCATTTATCGCTGCTCTAAAACGACCAATAGTGTTATCAGTATTGGCTCGCATTTTAAATCTAGGATCTCTATCTGTTTTATGATAGGCACTAGACTTATAATCACCTCTTGATATACCACCACGTATATCAAATATTCCTACTCTTTTTCCTGCTCTAAATATGGCCATTAGTATGGTCTTCCTTTTTTAAATCTTGCTACAGGTAGAAATATTGCAATTGCCATTTCATCTGCTGTTACGTTCAAAAATGATGTTCTAACATGATTGAACAAATAATGTTTTGCTGTTTTTTTCATATAAGAGTTATTTTTCCAATTAATATTATATCTAGTCTTCTTATCAAATCTCTTATCTGTAGTTGTATTTGCTAAACTTCTCAAAAACGCCACTCTTGCAAGAGGTGGTAGATAATGAAAGTTTAATCCTATAAATCCTCCCTTTGCTGGTTCTAATGGAAGTATTAAAGGAAATATATCATAGTAGGGTAATTTATCTTTATGTTTAGGGTCATAACCAAAAAGATTCATTATACCATACTTTGGTCTTATCGTAGCCTTACCTGAACTAATTAAACTTCTAGCACCAGGTGTAGTCATAGATTGTACTTTTTTTTTATACCAATCGTATGATTTAGGTCCTGTTGTTGTGTTTAATATTTTATCAAATACCGTTGCCATACTACTATTTATATGATTTATATAGAATATATCTCAATTTTACTAGATTTACCTTTAACAGAAACACTACCTAAGCCATACATTTTCTTATATAAGTGTTTAACTGCTTGATATGTATCTTGACCTATTATGATTGTTGTATCAAAATCTTTACTAACTCCTTCTAATCTACTTGCTAAATTAACAGCATCACCTAATACTGAGTAATCAAATCTCTGGTCACTTCCCATATTACCTACAACTGCTTGACCAGTATTGATACCTATACCTATATTAAAACCTAAATTTAATTCTTTCATTTTTTCTCTCATTTTAACAGCAGCGATAATTGCTTTCTTTTGATGGTCAGGACAATCTAATGGTGCATTCCAAAATGCCATAATACAATCACCCATATACTTGTCTATTGTACCACCTGACTTCAATATGATATCTGTCATTGGTGTTAAAAATGAATTGATAAGTTTTGTTAGACCTTGTGGATTTGATTTATACTTTTCTGATATAGGAGTAAATCCTCTTATGTCACAGAATAGAAAAGTCAACTCTCTCGTTTCACCACCTAGTTTTAATAGACTAGGATTGTCTTGTAGTTTCTTGACCATATCAGGCGATAGATAATGCTCAAATTGTTTCTTGATCTGCAACTTCAATCTATTTTCTCTTGCAAAGTTATTGTATATCAAGTGTGTCCATACTATACTTCCTATTACTGCGATTGATGACCAGTCTGTAAGTATCATTCTTGACGACCATATATAACCACTAGCAACTGCAATATCAAAATAGAAACCTACTAGACACAATGCTGACCACAACAACCCAACTCTAGGTATAACTAACAAAAAGAAACCTAATGCTATTATCAAAGTCGCCCATTCTGCGATTAGCATCCAATCAGGTCTTGTAATAAACTTACCTGACAATAAAGTTTCTGTTGACAATGCCATTATTTCGTGTGTGTTTTTTAGGCCATTCGGTGTGAGAACAAAAGTAGAACCTTGAAAGGTTGTACCGATAAGAACAATCTTACCTTTCATTGATGACCAGTCTGCGTCTGCATAATCTATTCTAGGTATTTGATGTCTAAAATCAATCCATATCTCATCTTGATCTGGTATGGGAAATTTTATGATGTTCATTATAACACTTGGGACAGATTTGTCAAGCGGTAATTTTCGTATAGTGCCATCAACATCAATAGGTACTTCTACATTACCTACTGCGAGAGCTTTTCTATGTATGCTTTTTAGATTTTTTGCTTGACTTGTTTCAGTTAATATGATAGGGTACTTACTTATCATCTTCAAAAACATTTCATCACCACCTAGTCTATCTTTATGAACAAATACTACGTTCAGAAAGACTAACGCTGCACCATTTTTATATGCATTGATTATAGTACGACCTAGTATATCTCTTTTCCAAGGCCATTGACCTTGTTTATTCAATGCCTTATCTGATATATCTAATAGAACTAAACTTTTGGATTCGTAATGGTTACCAGACTTCTGATATAAATCAAATGTTTTCAATTGTAAAGTTTGTAGAGGCAAGGGATTATATAATTTCAATCCTAATAATATAACCACACTCACAACCACTGCCCATGTGGATGTAAATTTGTTCATTTAACTATTTAGTCTTTGATTGCATAAGTGATTAGATAGAGAAGGATGTACCACAACCACAAGAAGATTTTGCTTTAGGATTTTTAAATACAAATTGAGAGCCAAAGATTTCGTGTTTATAATCTAATTCCATACCAAGTAAATACATTTCAAAAATTTTATCTACAAGTAATAAATTATCTATAACAAAATCTTTATCGGAAGGTTGTTTTTCAAATGTCCATACATATCCAAAACCAGCACAACCTCCACCTTTGATAGAAAGGCGAACATAAGGCTTATTATGTTTGTCTGTTAATTCTTTTAAATGCTTTATAGCACCTTCTTGTAATTTAATCATTGTTTTCCCATTGTGTAGGTAACCACCATTCAGTATACCAATGTCTAAATTGTGCTGGGTGTCTACCTATGATAAAAATATACCAAAAACCTTTTGCTAATTCTATAAGTGCTCTTTTTTTATGCATATATTAATCCGTTTGTATTATTGTTATTTTTGGTTTAGTTGAGTCACTACCAAGTGTTAAATTTTGTGTTTCACTTTCTTGCACTATCTGAACGTCACTTGAATGTGTTGTTTCTGAATTTACATAAGCAGTATGACCGCCATGTGTTCTATCTATAATTGAGTAATCACTATCATCCTCATTTTCAACAACCTCAGCATTATTTGTATTGCCACCTGTTGTATATCTTCCTGTTTGTGTTGAGCTTCCTGTAATTGCCGAAGTTGTAGTTTGAGTAATCTCTCCTGTTTCATAGTTAATAATTTCACCACTAGTTGTTATTGTTGTTTCTGATCCACTATTATCAACCCATTCCGTACCACACGATTGACCTGCAACATTCCAATAATAACCATATTTTAAACAATCGCTCTCATCATAACTTGCTAATAATAATTCTAATTCTGCATCTATATCATAATCATCTTCGTAAGCATATTCTTCTTCTAGTGATACTGTATCATCATCTTCTTCATACTCACCATAGTACCACCAGTTATAAAGATTATCATAATAATTGTTCCAATCGTTCTGATCCCATTCACCTACGTACTTGTCTTTTAAACTTGGTATATCCCAAGGTTTTGGTTGACCATCACAAAATTCCCAATTTAGATATGTTCCGCACCATCCATACCATTTTTCAAATATTTTCTTAGCGTCTTTAGTCCAAGATGTAAAATCTTTATACAAAGACCAGTCATCTTTATACCATGAGTTTAAGTAATCTAAATAATCTTGATTACACCAATCACTACCATAGCCATTGTAATTACAATAATTTTCTATTGTTAAAGTTGGTGGACCTCCTGAAGCAATATAATCTGTATTAGCATAGTAGTCATCATCTAATTTAAAATCTTCCCAATCATAACCTTTTATTGTAGATGTTGCTTCATCTTCAACTTCTTCGGTTACATCATCAACTTCTGTAGTATAACTAGTCAAACCATAATCTTCTAATAATTCATTATAGTCCTCCATATAACCATCCCAATCTACTTCATCCCAATTTATTTCATCCCAATTAACACTATCCCAAGTACAATCTGAACAACCTATAGCATCAAAGTATGCTTGATCCATTTCAGCATACATCTCCTTAGCAACATCCCAATCCATAGTTTGTTCGCCTTCACCATCCCATACTGATATTTGATTGTCATCATCAATATAACCCCAATCTTTTAAATCATCTTCAAAGTCATCATAATAAGATGTATCTATGTCTGATTCTTTTGCTTCTTCGTCTATTGCTATGTCTTCAGTAGATTTTGTATCTAACTCACTTGATTGTGTTGTGAAGTCCTCAGAAACTTCTACATTAACATCTGAGGCTGTTGTATCTGATTCAATTGATAATTCTTCTGATATAATTTGTTCTTCAATTTCTTGTGCCTCTTTTTCATTTATTTCTACTTCACCATCAGGTGATACCATTAAGTCATTAGATTCAAATTCTTCTTTTTCGTTTTCTAAAAATTCATTGTTTTCATTTCTATCAAATTGTTTGTCTTGTCTATTCTCACCTTCGTCTTCAAAACCTTCTAAATCCCATAAATTTCTTTTCTCATTATTACCTAAAGGAGTAGGTACTCTAGGCGCAAGATCATCACCTAAAACTGTAACTGAAGTATATGGTTGAGTTAATGTTTGTGAACCAGCATCATTAAAAACTGTAACCTCTCCTACTGCACCTTTAGAGTCAGGAAGTAATATAATTGTAGTATTACCACCTGGTTCTACCATACCAGAGAATGCTGTACCTTGTACTGTAATCGTTGCATTTGGTGTTGAAATTTGAACATCACCATTCATTTTAGAAATTGTACCAGATTCGTAAGTAAATGTTCCTACGTTTACTGATATATTCATAGCAACTTCAATTGGAATAACTGTTGTATCAAAAGCAAATTCGTCAATTAAAAATTCTGTATTAGGTGCAAGTGTAATTTTAGTATCATCTAAAAATATAATATTCATAGCACCATCTTCTCCAGTTTGAAGAAAATCGTTCATCTCTAAAAGATAACCTTTTATAACTTTTTCTGTTTTTCCAGAACGTTCATTGAACGTGGAACCCATTTTGTCTTTAACTTCACCTACAATTACAATAGATAATGCTTGTGTGGTAAATAGTACCAGAAAGGATACTATAAATAAAAGTTTTTTCATTTTAACAACCGTTGCTTACAGTTGCGGTTACGTCAGCTGATTGAGTGTTCCTATTAAATGAATAGGTACAAGTATCTGAACCGTTTTGTGCAAAGTTTAAAGTATAGTCATAAATGCTATCGCCTGTGACAGTAAGATTACCATCATTACTATTACCTGTTTGTTTAGCATTAATAACTGCA